GTCAGTCAACTCCAAAATAGGTACGGCTGCTGTGGGTGTCGCACGAAACTGCATCCGAGCTGAGTACCCGGACAAGTCTTTCGGTGGACGATGCACCACGTAACCATTGTTGCCGCTGTACTCCGAAAAATCGGTCGAATCGACCTCTATGGAGAAAGAGTTTGCATTGAGAACGTGCGCCAGAATCCGGTCTTTCGTCGCGAAGCTCGGGTTACCACCGCCGTCCAACGTATTCAATTCCCCCACGTTGAGCAGCGCTACAGGCGTATCCGTGGAGGGCAGACCATGTGTAGGCGCGGTGATCACTGTAGGAAAGCCGCGTGCGACCGCCGTGATGCTCTTGACCACGTCCTCCCCGTCGTACCACACCCACCCCTTGCGGAAAGTCGCACCCCGAGGAACCTTCAGCTTCGTAGCCACTAGATTCCTCCATACAGGACAGCCACCGGCGCATGCTTCTGAAACTCAGCTTCGGTCTGCACTTTCGCGCAGTACAACTCGAAATCACGCTTCGCCTTCTCCGCCGTCTGTGCGTCGTAGGTCTGCGAGTCCTGCTTCATGTACGCCAAGTGCTTCATCCAGTGCACCAGCGACACGTGGTGCTTTGGTGGAATTTCGATTTCCTGATCTACGTCGGTGATATCTTCCAGCGGCAGGCGAAAAACGATCAGATTCACCTCGTCGTCCACCATCGGTGCGTAGTCCCAACGGACCAACTCCTGCTGCAGTCCGATGATCATTCTGGTGATTCGGCCTTGCTGGTTGGTCCACTTGTGGATGTCGGTGTGGTTTCTGATTTGGAGTTCTGTTCCGCCCGAGGCGAGGGTGGCAAGCCTGTAGTGCTTGATACTCGGGTGGACAGGCGCGAAAATTTCTCCCGTAACCACTGGCACGGTACACACGGCTGTGGTGCTGGCATCTGCGATCCCGTCAGTTAGTCGGCAGAACATCAACTGCGCTTCATTCATGTACGTAATGCACTCAACCGTTGACCACAAATACGGCGCAACGTCGTCCATCACCTGAGCGCGAAAGTAGTTCAGAAGTGCAGTTGAGTCCATATTACGCGTCCGATGGCTGCTGCTTCATCGTGTTGTACGCAATCCACAGCTCGTCACGTTCGCCGGGAGCCACGTCGAAACCAACGACATCACTCAGCTTCTTCACATGCGGCATGCCGCTCGCCGTGAAGTCTCCCCGGTTATTGCGCAACAGAAGCATTTCGAACGCAGCAAACGCTTTCTTTTTCCTGTCTTCCGCTGTCATTTGGACGGACGGAGGTGGTTCCTTCGGAATCGGATCAATCCCTTCCGTCTCCAGCGTGTCATCCACCGGCTGCGCGCCAATGGCGACCGCGAACGGCACCGCTGCGGGTGGTACCCACGTTTTTTCTCCCTTCACAAACCCGATCATGTGCCCGACCGTGGTGCCCATCGTGTGTGTTCGGTGCAGCGTAAAGTACGGCATCTTCTCTCCTCGTATGTGATTAGGGGGACCGAAGTGGTCCCCCTAATTAGTACAGGGCTCTCACCGCTCCTTAGGCAGGAACAGCTTCCAGCATCTGCCCATCCAGCTTGTACGTCACGGTGAGCCGCCACCGGCCCGCTGTCGCCAGCGCTACCGAATCGACCATCGTAACTTGGATGTTTTTGCCGCCGATGCACGACAGCAGCTTGGTCGTCAGGAACGGATACCGCGTGTTCGCTGCCGCTAGCAGATCCGACGCAGCAAGGAAGCAGGCCGCATCGCCGGAAACACCAACTGCCAAGGAGTAAGCCGTGGGGCCAACACCCGGCGTTTCGACGACCAGATCACCACCGATGACCTGAGCGCCAACCGGCATGTTGATGACGGCGGCAACTGGCGCAGAAGCGATCACCGCGCTGCCGAAGTCCTTCAGCACACCGTTAACGTCGGTGATCGTGTCGTTGAAGTTGAAAATAAACTCCGCCGACTTGACATACCCGCAACCGCGAGTCGCGAAGAGTTTCGCCATGATTAGACACCTCCAACGTAGACGATCATCGTGCCGAAATCTTCGGCAGTCTTCTCGTATTGGCTGTAGAACACCGGCTTCTTGAAGCCGAGAATCTTCCCGGTGCTGATGCCGACCTGATTCCCGTAGTCGAACTCTTCTTCATCCCACTCGGGATTGCCGAGATCGGCCATGCCCAGCGCTTGCGCACCGGCGAAGATGATCGTGCTGCCGTCAATCGCAGAACCAGCACCCCACTTCGAACCCGACGCCGACAGGCGCGTGTTCGGTACGTGGCGGAACTCATGCAGGTAGATGCCATCGATCTTGACCGACGTGCCGGTGAAGAGGTTGTTCCCATCACCACGCGGCTGCGCATAACGCAGATTGTCGCGATAGATCGGGTCCAGCTTCAGCTTGCCCATCGTGCCGGGGGTCAGGAAGGCGTGATACGTTTCCTCGCCACCCGATTCCTTCACACCGCGAATGTAGTGATCCTTCGCGTAGGCCTTCAGCAGCACGAACAGTTCCCATGTCGGGGTGTCACCTGCCGTCACTGCTGACGTGCCCGTGCCCCATTCGATAGCGGGAGTGGTCTTGTTCCAACGCCCGAAACGCTTCGCGGTCGGTTGCGTTACATCCGCACCGAACTCCAAGTACTGCAGATCCGAGCCGACACGTGCCGTGCCAACAGCGTTGTTGACCTGCGTGTAGTTGACGCCAGCGAGCGTGAGGAACGCCATCTGATCGACGCGATCACTCAGCCAGTACGCCAGCACGTTGCGGGAATTGTTGCGGAATTCGACGATGGACTTCTGGTCGGCCATCCGACCTTCGATCCGGTTCGCGTGACGCAGCTGGTCAACACGAATCACCTGATCGTACGTCTTCATTGCCTCTTCGTTGCCTTCCAGCGTGCGGTCACCTGCGATACCGTCGCCTTCCAGATCCGCGAGCAATGTGATGACAGCGCGTGCGCCCTTTTCCGACTTCTTCAGTTCAGTGATGTGCTGAACCATCGACTCCGGGCCGGTGCCGAGGAACTTGTTGATGAAGGAGTAATTACGGGCCTGCTTCCACAGGTCCATACTCCAAATTGTTTTCTGCTCTGTGGTGAGCAGTCCAAAATTGGTGAGAGCCATTTGGCTAACCCCCTAAAAAGTTGATGGGACAAACTTTTGAGACGGTATAGCCAATGACGCGGCTATCAGCGGAGACGCCTACACGGCGAGTGGCACTCGTTTTACGTCGGAATGCTAAGACGACTGACTTCACTTTACGGCCTCAACATCTTGTGTGTCAAGACTTTCTATCAACAATCTTTTGTGGTCGAAATCCAAGAGTACAAACTCGTACTTTTCATCCTCCCGATCCACTTTCGCCACGTTCGCGTAGCCCCTTCCCGGAGACTCCTTAAACTCGGGAGCGGGGAAAAGCTCATTGGCGACATCGTAGTGTCCCATACAGGTATAGCGCTCTCGGTACAGGTCACCATCAAGCCAGACACGGAAGGAGCGCATCTCTCCACCTCCATCTTGACAGTAATCCTTGGTATCCATGTGCCGTTCCCGCCGTTGAGCCACTCACCGTCCGACAGCCGGATTACCCTCATTTTCAACCACTTCGAATTTGATCACTACCGGTTTAAGAGCCTCATAAGCCGCTTCGTCCAACTTATCAGCAAACCACCGAGCCAAACTGTCGCGGGCAACCTCTCGAAAGTCTTTTGGCGCTGCACAAACCCTGTGCCGGGAGCGTTTGCCCATTCTTTCCACTCCTTGTGGTACTGCAGAATGTCCATCAAAATTCGTCGTATTCCGGTCCTAATTTCCGCTTTTTCGGTGGATCTGTGTGTGCCCACGGAAAACTACGATTATATGTATATTGATCAGGCAAAAACGGATCATCGTGAACCCAATGCTTGTGCCGCGCCGAATTACCAGTCCTCGGACTGAACCAGTCCACCTGACCGTGCTTGTTGATCACTGCTTCCAGCTCTGTAAACGGATCAACGTACTTATTGCCCGCCTTGATGAAGTTTTCGAAGGCTATCTCGTCCGTTTCC